TCAGCGGCACGACTTCACCGCCGCTTCCAGCTGCCGCTCGTATCCAATTCGCTGACGCCGCTCTGCCAGCAGCGCCCTTACCTTCACCTCCAGGCTGTCTGACTTCCGCAGATCGGCGGCGGCCCATGGCGGCACGGCAACATCCGGCGTGCGTCGAGGAACCTGTACTGGCACCTCGACGCGCACGGTGCGCACCTCTGGTTCGACGCGGGCTGCGCAGCCGGCCAGCAGCAGGACTACGACTGCCAAGGCAGAGCCAGTTTGCAATTTTGCGCAAGTTGGCAAGTTCATAGACCAAGCTCCTTGTCGATGATCGAGGTGGCAGCTACGCATTGGTCGCCACCGGCGCGCTCCTGCTGTAGGCGATTCGCTGCCGCATAGTCGTTTTGGGCGCTGGCTTGGGCAGCCTTCACCGCCTGCTCCGCCCTGGCTTGACGCTCGTTTGCGGCCAGGGTCAGGTCGCCCAAAGCCTTGCCCTGTTCCTGCGTCAAGCCTGCAAGATTGTCGCGAGCAGCTTTGCAGGTGGCAGCTTCCCCGGCCGAGGCGTCCAGCAGCGGGCGGTAATGCCGGGCCGCCTGCCACACGCCGGCGGCAGCGCCCAGGCCGATTAGCAGTGCGCAGCCGGCCAGCACCGGCAACAACCGGCCGACACCGGCCGACACCGCAATCATGCCAGCGCCCTCCGCACACCCTCGTCGATTATCGCCGCCGGGTAAGGGTTTCCGCCGTTCTCATGGATGATGATGCTGACCACCATCCCGCGCAGCGTGGCCGGGTCTTTGATGTTGATCGGGTCCGTTGCGCGCACGCCAAGGCGCTTGGCCACGGCAGCGGCGTAGGCCTGGGTGTCGTTCTCGTTGCTGGGGGCCCAGCGGTTGATGGTCTCCAGCACCGTGTCGATACCCTTCCCGCCCACGCCGGGCATGCCGTCCTTGCCGCGGTAGTTGATCAGCAGCTTGCCGAGGGCACGAATGCCGTTTTCGGGATGGTCGAAGCGGGCGAAGCGCGGGCTGGTCACGCCAACCTCCAGGCCGAGCTGGCCCTGCCAGGCGTTGCGGGGATTGAAATCGATGTTTCCGGGGTTGCGGTTGCGAACGCCTCGGGGCGCGGATTCAGTCATGGGTTTTCTCCAGGCATAAAAAAACCCGCAAGAAGCGGGTTTTTTTGATTTTTCAGTGAAGTATTGAAAACTTTTATTGAGGCGTTGCTGATTTTAGCTCAATCCTTTTCTGCCGGGCCACCTGCAAAATTTCTTTCTGGGTGATAATTCCTGGCGAATATTTCTCAAGCCCAACATCAACAATCTCCTCGAGCCGACTCACAAAGGACTCCGGATTACTTGCATCTAGGCCTTTGAACTTATGAAAATGATAATCCCACCATGAGAGAGCTTGTATCCTAGACACCAACTCATCGGGAAACCTCATTTTTATAACTTTGGCAGGAACTCCTCCAACGATCTGGAATGGAAGAACGTCTTTGGTCACGACTGACCCGGTTGCAATTATGGCACCATCACCGATTTTCAAATTCCTTTTGAGAGTGACACCTGACCCTATCCAAACGTCATTGCCAATTTCAATGTTCCTAGAGCTTCTTAACAGATCTGTGTGCTCAAAGTCATCCGAATGATATTCAGGCGTGTAAAACTTAGGCGAGGTTGAAATCCAATCTGGATAATGATCTGCGCCCATAATAGTCAGGCCAGAACCAATACTACAATAACGCCCGACTTTGACGCCATGCCCCAATTCACTGTGTGCGTAACTGAACGCCCCCATAGAGCATACCCTGTTTGTCTTGGAGAACCTGACATCAGTTTCAAGCGCGGTATTTAGATTGAAATGTATATTTCTATACTTCCCACCCTCAGCCTCCTTGATATGAATTTTTTTCTTTAAAAAAAAATCCCTGACAAGGGCATAGTCCAAGGTAAATACATCATCCGGATAAAAACTATCGTCCTTTCGTGCCATTGCTTACTCAACCTCTATCTTTGTTATTTTGCCAAAAAACAAAATTAACAAATAATACCACACCCATCCGATCTTGTCAGCAATGCCAATCGCGCATCACAAACATTGTTGCTGTTACTCCCCAGAAATAGAATCAACCTTCTTACAAAGGTCTGCAATCATAGCAATGATATTAGCCCGATCAGCTACAAGGGCAGCAATGATGAACGCTTTTAGTTCGTTCATCCTAAAGCTGTACAAGTCCCCGGCTTTCTTGATCAAAACTTTTTGAGCTGGGCTAACCTCGACCTGCTCGCCGTGAGCATCATCGATAACGACTGCAGGCCTATCTTCCCATTCATCACCCCATGAATCGTAACAAATAAAGCTGTATTTCATAGGATCAAGATCATAATAGCGCATGATCTCGATCGCACGCTGCACAGTCATGCCGCTGTGTAATCTTGCATTGTCGCCTTCGGATTCAACACGCTCTAACCATTGCCATATTCCAAACTCATTAGCCAAGTCAATTCCTGCAGAGACTTCGGCGCGAGATAGTTTTCTGACCGGCGTTTTAAGGCGTCCATCCGAGCTAGAAATAGCTGTATTAGCAGCATAAAATGTTGTAAACCTACGATCCGGTTTGCCTACCGATCGAATATTGTCTTCATCAGGCCTTATATTTCCGGCAAAGTCAATTAGCGACGTTTCGCTATCAAATCTCCCCATTACAACTGTTGAGTCATCGTTATACAGTCTTACTACTTGACCGCTAACTGACGCATCATTTGAACCGGACCTGAATCGAGACTTACCTGACCTTGCAGAAACAACATAGTTATCTGACTGATGCGTCCATGTGTCAGTTGATGGGTTGAACCTTGAAACGGTAGCGCCCGAGGTATCAAGAAGCCGATATTCACCTGAAGGTGTCCGATAGAGCACAGGAACTCCTGCTGCATCGGTGAATCCAACCCTTTGTCCGGCTCCAGGGCGAATGTCTACGTGACCGCTAACGCCATACGACCAGCCGTCCCATATGACTTGATTTGGGCTGAACATGCCAGGGTCCCCTGGCGTAGTGAATCGGCCGTCTGTAGTAGGGTACGCTGGACGGTTGTCGAGCCCTGAAGTGCCACGAACTTTCTGTCCAAGTCTAAGCTGGTAGGTGTTAGTGCCGGCAACGTTGCGTATGCCAGTACCGCGACCTTCGACGTCTTTGCTCTCGAATGAACCGTTGTACTCCAATTGCAGGACGTTACCCAAATATAGGGCGATGTCATCACAGCTCATGATCTTGCAAGAATCGTTAAACTTCAGGCCACGGATATTTGCCCCGCTGATCTCAATGCAGCGCGACGGCGTGGAATAGCGATGCGCACCGAATGCAGCCGAGGTCGCACGGTACTTCCGGTGGTTCATGCCATAGAAGTAGCAGTTATCCCAGTTTGCATCCGCCACGCCATTTGTGCGTTCACCCAAGATTACCTTGTTGGCGGTATTGGTTGGATCGATCGAGGCAGGTGATGGGGTGACACCGGTGATGCGCAGATTAGCGCCAACTTTCTGCGTGCCCGTGTAAGTACAGAACAGACCACCGTACTCTTGAGTGCGGAAAGTGTTGTCAAATGACGGGTCGAACGGGTGTGAGTCGAACCATTCAATTTCGATCCAGTCTGCGCCGACCGCCTTAATGTCGTAGAGGTCCGAGCCGCGCACCAAGAACGATGCGAACCCTTGGAAGTTACAGTGCGAGAACTTGTTGCGCTCCCAGTCCGGTGACCGCATGTCCCCACCTGTTAGAGCAGTGCGACCGAAACACCCAGCCATGCGCCAGAAGCCAACCACGGAAACGTTGACTGCCGTGAAATCGTGGTGGTTGTCGACCCACAGACCGATATCCCAGTCATCAGCCCAAGTCGCCGCATCTGTGTTGTAACCGTCAATACCGTCGTAGTAGGGCAACAAGCCGACATCGCGCAGCTGAGCGAAACCGCCTTGCTCTACTTTCCAGCCGCACGAGAATAGCTTCTGCGTGGCAGGTGCACCGGTCACAGGGTTCGCATCGTTGTTCCAGAACGAAGTTTTGCGGTACGTGCTGTCATACCCTGGCTCAAACGTCGACACGTTGGTGCGTTGGTCACCATCGGTCGCACCCGCGCAGGCGGCTAGATTGGCAACATGAACGCGAGGCCCAGTGCCCTTGAATAGATAGTTGGTGCCTATAAGGCGGAACTCGCGAATGGGGTCCTGCGGAGTTGAAGGGTTCTTCAGCGGCCCCTCGCCCACGTACTTCACGCCCTGCGGCTGCACTACGGTAGTGGTCGAGATATAGGTACCTGCAGGCCCAAACACATACCGGCCTCCCGCCCTAGCATGCTCGAAAGCGCATTGCGTGGCTGCCCAGTCCACCTCCTCGGTTAGCGACGTGATGGTGATATTTGAGTAGTGCAACTGTGCTGCGGCGAGCGTTGAGTAATAATCACCGAGCTGGTGGCTGTTACCATCCCCGATAGCACCATAGTTTTTGATGTTGAGCACTTCAAGCGACATTACTGCAACATTACGGGCGACGGCACCCGCCAGCGCGGACTTGGCGAAGACCAGTGAAGCCCCCAAAGCGGGGTCAATCGTGCTACCAAGGTCAGAGCGCAGAATGTCGTCACCCAACGGAGTGAACTTCGCAGAATCTGTCGCCCACACGCCGGTAGTCGTGAATGGCCTAGCAACGCCAGGAGCCGGGCGCCAGTACACCCCGGACTCAAGAGTGAACTGGTTCGGCTCGGTGAAGGTCAGTCCGGCCGCGAATGGCCCCATATACTGGTAGCCGGTGGATAGCATGAGCGCATTGAAGCGTTCAGTGCGGTCGCCCTGAGCAGCAAGAAAGCGAATATTGCGCTCAATCTGAGCGGCATCAAATGCCTGCTCCATGCCTGCGATCGACTTACGGGTTCGACCTTTCCGGTCAATCCAAATCGGGGCGTCACCGTTTGCAGCCAAGTCGATGTTGCCGGAGTTATCGAACAGGTCGAAAGGACTGCTGGAGCCATCGGGCTCAACTGGGTTTCCGGTGTTGTAGCGCATAATTTCTCCGGGCACAAAAAAGCCCGCACTAGGCGGGCATGCTCGATAAGGTCCGGTCAGGCCGGTGGAAATTGGTCGTCGTAGGTGTAAACGCGGGCGTCGTAGGGCATGCCCTTCATTGCCGTGTTGCCGTTGACTGGGTCGGAACTGGTGATCAGAACCGGATAGGCCCAGCGCGAGGCCGGGCCGAACAGGATGTGCGGCGGCTCCAGCGGGCCGTCCACTTCTGGCGTGAAGTCGAGCACGTCGACCTGCACCGTGTACTGATCCACCTGCGTTGCCGTCCAAGGCCCAGACAGCGTGCCGTCCAGCTTGCGAACGCCGATCAGGTGCTCGCCGCCGGCGCTGAAGTCCAGCGGCTCCGATGAGCTCAGCAACGTGCCCGAACCGGTCACCTCGAAGTCCAGCAGGATCGCGCTCTGGCAACGCTTTGGCGCGTCATCCGCAACGGCTGCGAAGCTCAAGTAGCCGCTGTTGCTGCCGTCCATTTCGGTTTCCCAGGTGTAGATGTCGGTCCTGAACTTCTGGTGGCCACGCCGGCGCATGCCGATACGGTAGGCCCTGGTCCTGTCGCTGATGCCAGGCATCTTGATCTTCTCGACCTTGGTGCCGAGGTCACCCGGCCACCGGCACTCGACCGTCTCCCACGCCCAGGTGGTGCGCGAGAAGAACTCCACATCCACGCCGTCGAAGTCGTTGATCGACGGCATGGCGCCGCTGATCTTCAGCATCTTGGTCATGTTCTGCGGCGAGTAGGTCTGGGTCTTCGGGCCGTAGGTCACATCGAACGCGGCCCGGGCGCTATCCCGAACCGGGCGCAGCAGGCCCCGGAAGGTCACCAGTTCGCCGAAGCTGCACGCCAAGGCATTGTTGATCATGTCCTTGACCGTTATCGTCGATTCCAGCGTTTCGTCGTAGGTGTCTCCGCGGGCAACGCAGATGTTGTGGAAGGCCTGCCACTCGGGCAGATCCAGGTCATCATCAGCGTACCCGCGCTGCTTCAGCTGGTAGATGCACCAAGGAACGATGTCGCGGCTTGGCCCGGTACCACCCTCCATCAGCGGGAGAATGCGAGTCGCCTCAACGCTGACCTGGCTCTCAGACTGCGCAGACAGACGGTCACCGCCGCGGATGTTGCAGGTGATGACCGTCAAGCCTGGATAGCTGGTGGGCGAGTTCTGCATCCGCCCGCGCAGGTCCGTCCATGTTGCGTCATCACGCGCTTCATCGTTGATACGGCCGGGACGATCCACGTACTGCTTGCGGATACGGGCCTCGGCGCGCATTGCGTATGGCAGCGATACGCGCTCAGTGAAGCCCTGGGCATCAAGCGACCCACCCACGTTCATGTACTGGAGCTGGGTCCAGGCTCCGGACACGTCCATGTCGCGATACTCGAACACGTAGTAGGTCGGAATCTCGTAGATCTGCCCCTCGCGTCCTATGCCGCACAGGCCATTGGCGTAGGTTACGGTCCACTCCAGTTCGATGACCTTCTCGTTGTCCGGGCAGCAGGAGAACGGCCCTCGGTAACCGCCTTGCAGATTCGAGGCGTCCAGCGTTATGAGGCCGTTCACCGTCTGCATGGAATTGAAGCCAGGCCAGTCCTCATCGGCCGATCCAGACGAGGTCAGTCGCTCCACCTCAATCAGGCTCGTGCTGAAGGCCGTGATCCGGTAGCGGAGGCCGCGCGGGCCGATAGTTGCCAGACCTTGGCCCAACGCAAGGCCGACCACCGGCTCGCCACCGTCGTAGTTCAGCGTCATCTCAGCCGGATGCGCAGGCGTGCCGCCGGTAGTGGCTGTGCCTGTGACACCTACTGGCGCAGAGCCCAACACTACCGAAGCGCCGGACGCCGTGATGGGCATGCCGAAGAACGGAGTCAGTTCTACGAAGCGAATCACGCCTGAGGACTGCTCGGCCTTGATCGGCACGCCAGTCAGTTGCACATTCAGAGCCGAGACCAGACCGGCAATGTCTGTTGTCGCGGAGTTCAGGGCTACTGGGTATGCCGTTCCTGCGTGCGAAATTGTGAAGCCGAGCGGCGTCACGTCAAAATCGTACCGGCTTGGCGCTGCGGACCCTGTCAGCGTAGAAGCTGACCCTGGATCAGCCGGAACTGCTGGCACTGCTGGCGTGAAGCTGTGCACCACGTACATCCCGGCATTTGCTCCAGCCACTTCGATCAGCATACCCGAGCTTGGATTCAGCATTTCCAGCGGACCGCGGATGATGTCACGGTCAGCGCCTCCGTCGACTACCTCATAGCTGTACGGAGCCAAAGCCCGAATAATGATCCCGCTGGACCAGTCCTCCGGGAATTGGCCGGCACCGGCAGGAGCGCTGATCGTATCGCCGACGAACTGATACGCGGAAGCCGTGGCCGACCTGGTGAGGTCGGTGGCCATGGTCAGTTCCAGGCCGGCCGAGCCGCTGGAGCTTGCCCCTACCTCAGGAACGTTGAACCAGTTGATGTGGGCCGGGTCGCCCGACAGATCAGCGCCTGGCGGGTAAATCGTGAACGTTGCATCGGATCCGAGGGAGATCAGCGGGGTTTCGCCAACCTTGACCTTGGCCAGCGGTACGTCGTACTCGCCTTCGCCGATGTACAGCAGCATTTCCACGCGCTGGTCACGCGGGGCGACATGCGCCCGGCGGGGCTGGGTCAGATACGACGGATAAACCCGCTGATGGCCGGCGATCTGGCGCACTGGCTCTCCCAGCTTGACCTTGTTGCCCTTGGCGCTGGCCTCGGTCAGAGGGTCACCCTGCTGGGTGCCGGCGCTGGATGGCATGCCGGGCATCTTGGGCATAATCGACTTCAGCACCGCCTTGGCGCCTTTGAACAGCGCGAAGGTGATGGAAAATGGGTCGGTGCCTTTCGGCTCGCGGTAGATCTGCAGAAGGTCGGCAGGCTTGAACTTCACCTTGTGCCACAGGTGCTGCTCGATCAGCTCATCATTGAGGGCAATGCTGATTGGCGGACTTTCCCGGCGCTCATAGGACGGGGCCAGGGACTTCAGCCACTCCTCGATCGACATGCGGCGGTCGGTCTTCCAGGTGCCGAGAGGCGCCGTATCAGACAGCTTGTTCGGATAGAACTCGACGGTCACGGTAGTACACCACCTTAGGATGAGCGGCTTCGAATTCGCCAGTTGTCCGGAGGCAGGCGCCGCCGGGGTTTGTGTCCAGCACCTTCAGCCGACCCTCGCTCAGGAGGACCGTGCCGACGTGAAGTAGCGCTTCTCCGCGCAGAACCGCCGCAATTGCGCCTGGCTCTGGTCTGCACTCTTCCATGGCCTTGCGCAGCGCTCGGTAGGCCTTCGTGTTCGCGCGGATCTTGTCCTTGCCCACGCCCCCAAGGGATGGCAGCAGATCCAGCCCGAAGAACTCGTGACGGATCGCCCGACACAAACCCCAGCAATCGAAGGCAATAGGCCCCCGTGCACCCTCGCGATACGGGGCGCGCATGAATTTCTCGATCATGGTCAGATGTACTTCAGGCCAGGTGCCAAGGTGGTGGTCAGCACGGTGCGCAGACCGTTGGTGTTGAGCAGGTCGAAGAAGCCGGCGGTGAGTTTGGCCACGTCGTCTTCATATTCACGACTGAGCAGCGTCATGCGGTACCGCTCCTGCGGGAACGACAGGTCTTCGGCCAGGTAGCGGCGGAAAGTGATGATGAAGCGCTTGTCGGCAGCCTTCGCTGTCTCAACCACCTCCTGCACCTCACCCGTGACGTTGTCCAGGCCAAGCACCAAGTTCTGGAACGCGCTGTTGTCGTTCTTCGGCAGGGCCAGGTCCATGGCCATCGCGATGAAGGTGAGCGTGCGGCCGTCCTCGGTGGTGCACACCCGGTCTTCCCAGCCAGAGCAGTAGAGATAAGAGACGGAGCCGCCCTCCTCCCGCGCCTCAATGGTGTCGACCAACTCGCCTCTGCCCGAGGCGTAACACTCCTCGATCAGGCTCATGCTTCAGGCCACTCCCTGTTCATAGCGAGGTCGATCACGTTCTTGTTCAGCCAGTACTGAGGGAACTGCTCCCATCCTTCGGGAATGAGCTGCCGCTGCTTGAGCTCCGCACTGATGGAGTATCTCCAGCGCGAGACCTGAGTGAGCTCTGTTCGCCCATACATCCCTACGAAATGAACCTGGTACTTGGCGAATCCAGCAGGAAGCTGGAGAGGCATTTCGAACCACTCCAGACCGTCATTCAGCGTCCTTGCATACCAGGCTTCAAAGAAGCCCGCCTCATCCTCATCGAAGACAAAGTTGAATGTCAGGGTCGAAGGAACGTAACTGTGCACCTTTCGGTATCGGCGCCGCCCGGTGACCATTCGCGTTGAGCGCATTGGGTCAACCGTGTCGTAGCCATACCCATCCTGCAGCGGAAGTGGCAATTCTGCCGGGTATTGAATCATTGCCGTTCCTCAGCTGAGGTTTGCGTTTTAGGTGAGAGGGCTGAGGCCCAGCGCGTCCTCTAGACGGGCTAGCCGCCGCTGCAGCAGAAGCTCTTTCTCGTCCGGCGGGACAACAGGATCGGGCACAGGCGCGCCCGGCCCGTCATCAGCCTCTTCGGTTTCGGTGGTCATGAGATTTCCCTTTAGGATCCCTGTCGGCGCAGGCCGTAGGCATCTTCCAGCGCTTGAGACATAGGGCCGTTACCCCAGATATCGGCCACATACACGGTTGCCATCTGATCGCCGTTGTCGTCGCGACTTTGCTCGACCTCTCCAGCGCGAGATCTGTCCTGCACCAGATTTACCACCAGGTTGGTCTGAGCTGCTGCCGGAGCCTGGGCGCTGCCAGACGACTGAGTCGAAACAACAGAGCTTCCCCCTCCAGCCACCGATACCCGCTCGTTCGAGTTGATCGCCTCCAGCAGAGCTCGGTTGCGCTTGGTGGCCGCGGCATTCACCACGAACTCGCCGTCACTCAGCCGGGCCATGATGCTGTCGGAGGTGCCGGTGCCGGCGCCAGACACATAGCCGCCGGTGGCGAAGCCTGGAAGGCTGACCGAACGGATCGATGCAACCTGGGCCATCTGCGCAGTGAGCGCAGCGCCTGCGGCCGCAATGCCGAGCGCAGGACCGACAATTGGGATGCCGGCCATTGCTGAGTAGGCATCACTCGCTGTTTTCGGGGCATTGATCAAGGCCTGAGCGATTGCCACGGCCTTCGAGACAGCAAACATCGCCTTGTAGGCAGAAGACTGCTCGCCTGCAAACGTTCCAACAACACTGGTCAGGTCGCTGAACATGTCCTGAGCGATGGCGATTCTAGCCATGCTCATTGCCTGCTCGTTCCTCATGGTATCGGCGGCACGCTGTTGCTCGAGCTGACGAATTGTCTCGTCATATTGAGCAGCATTCTCCACCTCAAGCTCGCGGTACTGCTGGTACATCGCTATCCGCTGGTCGTACCACGCCTGAAGCTGAGCATTCTCCTCGGCCATGCGTGTCAGTTCTGAGCTAGGCCCGCCGACCTCTGCCGAAATCACAGAGGTATTCGGCTTGCCGCTAAAGATCTGACCCTTGATCGATGAGTCGATACCTGCCCTGGCGATGTTGCCAGCCGGCCCCTGGATTCCTGTTGCTGCCGCTTTTTGCGCGTAGAGCTCTGCCAGGCTTTGACCTTTGACGTACTCTTCGTTGATCTGCTTCAGCCTGGCCAGGTGCTGATCCTGCCCCTGAACAATGGACGCATAGTTAATGGATGCCTGCGCCAATGCTTTGCTGTACTCACTCTGGCTGATTGCGCCACGGTCCAGTGCAAATTGGAGCTGTTGCTGCTCTCTGGTGAGGGAGCGCACCGCTTGAGCGGCAGGGTCGTATTGCCCATACAGTTTGGCGAACAACCCCAGCGCCTCGGAGAGTCCTTTCTTTGCCTCGGCGGTAGCTTTTGCGTTTGCCGAACCGAGATCCTTAGCCGCCTTTTCTGCAGCAGCTTTCCGGTCTTTTTCCTCGGCGTACTGCAGCAGCAGCTTTTCCTGCTCTGGCAGAAGCTTGCCAAGCTCTCCAGTTTCAATGGCATACCTGACCTTGGCTGCCTCTGAGTTTTCCCCTTGTAGGGCGGCCTGCTTTTTCAGGCTGGCCAGCATTTTTTCGTATTCAGCGTTAACGACCGCGGCAGGCTCTTCGCCTTTTGGCTTCTGCGCACCAGTCCCGGCTGCTGCTGACTCCATCTTGCTTACGATCGCTCTGATCGCAGTGGACTTCCCCTCAAGCTCTTTGATCTCGGCATCAATCTCTGCGCGGTCGTAGAACTTGAACTTGAAAAAGACCGTATCAGCCGGGTTATCCTTTGCCAGCTTTGACCTTGCGTTCTGCAGGTCACGAATATCGGCCATGGTGACGCTGAGCTCGTTGTTCAGCCCGGCTACGGTTTGCTTGTCCTTGCGGAAAAAGTCCAGAAACTCGCCGGAGTTGAACCCATCCATGGCGCGTGCCAGCGCTGCAATCCCGCCAGCTAGCCTACTGCTTGCCCCGGTAGCCTCGTCCAGCCTGCCAACAGTGGTGATCAAGGCGTTATTGAAAGAGGTGATCGCTTGGCTGACGGTAAGGGTCATGGCCGAACTTAGTTCGTCGACCTTGTCTTTCTGATTTTGGAGGGCCTTAACCACTGCTTCGGATGTCAGCTTACCTTCTGCGCCCATTGCCCTTAGTTGGCCGATCGTTACTCCAAGGCCGCGAGCGATTGCCTGGGCCAGGGCCGGCGTCTGCTCCATGATCGAGTTCAATTCGTCGCCGCGTAGCGTTCCGGATGCCAGCGCCTGGCCAAATTGAACCATAGCCGCATCGGCGGCCTGAGCACTGGCGCCGCTGAGTGCGACCGTTTTCGCCACCGTCTCGGTGACGCTGGCCACATCAGAGAAGTCGAGCCCGAGCTGTCGTGCGTTTTGTGCAACCCGCTGATAGACCTGGGCAGTAACCTCGAGCGACTGCCGTGAGTTCTGGGCGACCAGGTAAACCGATTCCTGGGCGAACGCCAGCTGCTCTGCGCTTTCAGTTACCAATCGCAGCCGGTTTGTCAGGTTTACGTACTGCTCAGCGGCTGCTGCAATTTTCGCAACACTGAACGCCGCCGCAATTGGTCCGGCCAGTCCAGTGACTGCCGAAGCAAGTCGGTCTGTCTGGCCTTCCAGAGTTCTGACTTTAGAGGCGCTTGTTGACGCCTGATTGCCCATCTCACGGATACCGGCCTCGACCCTATCCATCGCCGGGTCAACACGGTTGCCGGCTGACTCCAAGGCACTCAAGTCCTTGGTCATCGCTCGGGTGTCACGCTGAGCACCTCTGGAGTCGATCGTAACCGCCAGGCGAGACTCTTGGTTCATACAAACTCCGGGCACAAAAAAGCCCGCACTTGGCGGGCTTCGGTTGAATGTCTGCTCAGTCTGCGACCGGCTCTAGGTCTGAGGAACAGTGCTTGCACTTGATGGCTTCTCGCTGAACCACCTCGGCGCAGTAAGGGCACTTCCTATAGCTGGCGGATGACCCAAACTTTTTGGCAATTTCTATGCTTTTTGCGTCATCAACGCCGACTGGATTTACCAGCCAGATGGCAATCAGGGCAAAGATTGAGAACAGGAATCCAAGCACGAACCATGCGCCGGTGCTGCGTCCTTTCTGCTTGGCGAAGTACGCTGTCACAGCGGCGACCGCCAGCCAAACAATCAAAATCTCCATGAGCCCCTCCTGAGTCGATGGCTAAATTTACCACCCACTCGTGACCTGGCGCTATCAGCGCGGCTTTTGAGTTCTTGATTTTTCAGTCTGGCTTTCCTGCTCCTGGCTCCAACGCCTCCTGAACTCCTCGTCGAGAGCAAATATTGCGCCGTCAAACTCTTCGCGGCATATCACCGATGGGTAGCGGTCGAGGTATTCAGCAATCGCGGCTGGCGCAATTGGGGCTGGAGCACCGACCATGCCGACGTACTGGCGTGATTTTCCAATGTGCCCATAGGCCTCAAGTATCTCAGCAACCACGCCGTCGATCAGCGGTGCCTCCTGGGCACTCAGCCCGAGGCGCTCATGCTTCCAGCGCTTCTTCTCGTTCTCCGGCCCGGCCCAGTCCCTACCCCAGCGATATGCCGCTACTGCTTTACCGCTGTTTCTGCTGCCCGCTCCTTGGCCCTGGTCATGATGTCCAGTGCAGCCCGGACAACAATCCAGTAAACGTCAGGCATCATCTTGAGCAGTTCGACGCCGAGCTTTGGACAGTACTGGGCCGGGACGCCAGGGTTATCAGCAACGTCCACACCCTGCCAATCCTTGATCAAGTGGCGCGCTGCCAATTCAAAGTACAGGTCATCGCCCGATTCGATCTCGACCTCCGCCACCGCATCCAGGCTGAAGTCTTTGGTTCCCGCTTTGGTCTGAAGGTCGATGGAATCCAGATGACGCTGAATGATGGCCTTGTGCGACTTGAACATCGGATTACCGAAGGATGCTACAAGCAGTTTTGCACCTGGCGCAAAGTCGACCCAGCGCTGACCCTCGATATCCAGTTCAGGCTTCTTGATGGTGATACCCATGGTATTCCTCTGCGGTAAAAGGCCCGACGCACACCGCAGGGCGCGCCGGGCAAAGGCTTAAGCGGTGACGGTGACAGCGCAGGTGTCGGTCTTGGTGCCGTCTGCAGCGCTGGTTGCCGTGATGGTAGCGGTGCCGACGGTCAGCCCCTTGACCAGACCGGTCTCGCTCACGCTCGCGATGGCCGGGGCGGAACTGGTCCAGGTGACTTGCTGGCTGGCACCGGCAGGGGTGACCACGACCTCCAGGTCGCGAGTTGCGCCAACGGCCAGGCTCACGGTGGCCGGGGTGACATCCACGGCGGCCACAACGATCGGCGCCGGCAGGCGGGTGATGGTCGGGGCCACGCGGCGGGCGGTGTAGTTCAGCTCCACCTGGATGATGTCGGTCGAGCCGCCATCAGGCCAGTCAGCGGTCACTTCCATCTCGGGGATCAGGAAGTTGTACCCGCCGTCGGCGTTGCCGATGGTGAATTCCAGGCTGATCGCGTCGTTACCCTTCTGGGCCTTCCACAGTTCGTAGGCCATCTTCGACCAGCTGATGGTGATCGAGCCGGACGGGGTGAACGTGGTGGCGATGATGTTGCCCGGGTACGGGTTGCCGTTGCCGATACAGCGCTGGGTCTGCACGTTGTTGTCGAACTGCAGGTTGAAGCTGTCGACGCAGGCGTTGTCCTCGCCCACCTGGACGCCGTTGATCTTCAGGCCGCTGATGTCCTTGAAGCTGAAGCGGCGCTGGCTAGCCTCGGGTTGGGCGTTGATGATGAACGACGTGTTGTCGCCCTTGTCGTCCCAGGAGCGCGCCGCCATGGTCATGGTGACCGTGACCTCGTTGTCGCCCGGGAAATCGAAGTTCATGTTGGCGACTTGAACGCCGCGGGCGATGGCCGACACGCCGATGTCGGTAGCGTAGGAGGCAATCGAGAAGGTGATACGGTCGTCACCCATGGTCAGGGTATTGCCCGCCCAGGCCTTGCCGAAGCAGGAGGCCATGAACTCGTCCAGCGCGCCGAAGCGCCACTTGGTCTCGATGTCGCCGCCCACGTCCACGGTGGTCTGGGCAGTGCCCTGCGACATGCGGGTGAAGCCGATTTCGTTGTTCTCTTCCGAGTTGAAGGTCGGCATCAGGCCGTTGCTGATTCGCGTCAGTACGTTCCAGTCGCCGGCCGGGGTCACGCCCGGGGTTACTTCTTTGATCCAGGCCAGCTGGACCTTGGCTCCGCTCGACATGCGGTTTCTCCTATCGATAGGCGTAAAAAAACCGCCATGTGGCGGTGCAAGTGGCGGGCTCAGTAGGCCCGGTATGGGATCGACACGTTCACCTGATACCAGCCATGGCCGTCATCACCGATCGTGCTGGCCGAAGCCGCGTAGCACTCAAACGGCCCGGTCGGGTCGCTGTAGAACTCGAAATGCTGCACCAGCGTGTCGGCGGCCTTGGTAATAGCCAGGGTGCCCTTATAGCTGGGCACGAACAGCTGGATCATGATGATGCCGGTGCGGCGCACGCACGGGCCGATGCCGACCTCGGGCGCACTGGACAGCCCTGGCACATCCGCCAGCCTGGCCCAGATCGGCTTGCCGGCCGGGTTGAAAGGCCCTTGCGGTGGGTTTGGGTAGTCCACAGCATCAGCGGGAATGCCCGCCCACTGCGCCATGCGGCCGGTGACGATGGCCCGGATTTGTTCGAAGGTCATGAGTAGGCCTGCGATACGCTGTTGAACGACACCGCGTAGATGCCGGCGGGGGCCTGCTGGGAGTGCCCATCCTCAAGCGGTACCGCATATGGGAGGTTGTTCTGGATGAACACCTGCGTGTAAGGCTCAAGCCCGGTCATCACCCTGACGCCCTGCTGGATGGTATCCGAGCCGGTCGGGTCGACATTCACGCTGCTGGTGTACACGGGCGCGCCCACGCTGACGATGTTGTTACCCAGGAACCGCCCAGTGTCGACTGGCGACCGCAGGACGATCTCGTTGAGCATCGCCAGGGCAATGACGCGCACGCGCTGCGTCAGGGCCTCTTCGACCAGGCCGGCGAACAGGCTTGGTGGTGTGCTCCATCCCCTGCTCTTGGCCATGGCTACTTCCTCAGCTGCAATCTGTAGGTGGCCGAAGCCGGGTCTGCGCGCACTGACTTGACCAGGTAGACCACCTGCTTGGACCGTTCCATCAGATCGGGAGCGGTGATCTTGTGCCCAACATCCGGGGTATCGGTGACCTCGTTGGCAAGCGCGGTGAGGCGCAGGTCACCGACCAGGATGTTGATGTTGTCGATCCGGCTGTCTTCGTACCGCGAAAGCACGCCCCGCCCCGAATACGTCACGGGCTGGGCCGTGGTTTCCTCGGTGACAGGATCAACCACGCCGGGACCCATGTACTCGCCCGTGAAGGCCAGCACCGCGTCGGCCAGGTCCGTATTGAAAGCATCGGCCAGGTCGGCCTGCAGTTCATCGCGAAGTCCCATATCAGCACCTTACGATCTTGGTCTGGCCGCTGCTGTTCAGGTAATGCGCCAGCAGCGCCAGGGCGAACGACTCGCCAGCGCTGATGGTGCGGGAGGATTCGGAGTAGGTTTTGCTGCTCGAAACCCCGTCAGCGTTGACCGACTTGCTCAGCACGCCGGTCTCCTTGCTGCCGTAGATGTTCCCTGCCGCAGCCTCCCGGGCAATCTCAGCGCCGGCCTGGATGACGTCGTCCGGTACCGGATCGAACTCAGGCAGGCCGAGATTGGTGAGCCAGGTGTTGGCCATCAGCACCGCCCGGGCCTTCTGGTCGGCGGGCGCCCAGCCTGGCCCAAGCAGGGCGTCTACCTGCTCGACGGTGATGTAGATGGTCATTACGCGGCCTCGTCCAGCAGCTTCTGGAGGTCTTCAAGGCTGGCGTCAGGGCTGAACTGCACGCCCTTTTCGTTCAAGTCGGCCTGCAGCTTTGCCTTCAGCTCGGCTTCTTCAGCGGCCTTCTTCTCGGCAGCGGACTTTCCAGCCTTCGAGCCTTTGGCCTCCTTCAGCGGATCTGGGTGCTCGTAGCCATCCGGCGCAAAGCGCGCATCGATGATCTTGTAGCCCTTCTGACGCAGTTCAGCCTTTCGCTCAGGGCTGACCGGGTGTTTCTCGTAAATCACTTTCTCGCTCATGGCGATCTCCTGGGAAGGCGCCCCGGAGGGCGCGGTACCGGTTACTTGGTGGCGTCACCGATGGTCAGCACGCCGGCCGAGGCCTTGATGCTGTTCGCCACCAGGTCCCAGTTGGAGCCGGTCGCCAGTTCAGCGTCGGTCGGAGACTTGCCACCATTGGCGGTATCCCAGGTGTAGCCCTTGAGACCCATGCCGAAGGTATAGTCGGCCTGCATGGTGGTCTCGATGCGCTGGTTGCCGTTGGTGGTCTCGATGTTGGTGATCAGGTCGGAGCCATCCATCACCATCGCCGCACCATCGGCCAGGCTCAGCACCTTCTGCTTGTCCGGGGTGCCGGACTCGAACAGCGCGGCGGCGTCGGTGATGATCACCGCCTTGCCCAGGATGTCGACCACCTGCACGCCGCTGAACTGGAACAGGCGCTCGGCGTTGGCGAGGTTCTGGCCCATCAGCTTGTGGTACATGGCACCGGTCATGACCTGGGCAACCAGGCGCTGGGAGGCGTCACCGAACAGCGCGTGAGCGTTGTTGATGGCGACGTAGGTGATGCCGGCGGTGGCCGAGACATCGTTCACAGCGGTCGGCTGGTTGCCGATGGCGGCCACCAGGGCGGCGATCGCAGTGTTCAGCTGGTCAGCCATGATCGATTCGGACAGGTTGCGGCTGATGACCTCCAGCGCTTCCTCCGGGTTCTTCTGCACCCAGGACAGCTGGGAAGGTTCCCAGATGATCGGGCCGAAGCCGCCGGCGATCTTCACCGAGTCGTACTGCTTCTGCGACAGCGGGGTAGAAGCCTGCGAGCTGTTGGCGGCATAGCGGTCGACGCGGCGTTGAGCGCCGTGCAGGCCAGCCCAGAAGGATTCCTGCAGGAAGTCTCCGTCGATGCCCTGGGTGGTGAGGCGGATGGCCCCGGCCGAGGCAGCGTTGAACTTCTCGACGTCCTGCTGCAGGGTCTCGATGGTGGTTTGCTTGAGGTATTCGTTGAACACCTTCATGTTCGAGAGAGACATATCGTTTCCTTATGCGTCTGCGGTCATGGCCTTGATGGCTTCCAGGCGCGCAGCCTTGTCGCCGCCAAGGTTTCCCTTGGTCTGGGGCTTTTGACCATTGGTCGTGTGGGCGCCAGTGCCTTGAGCGCCGGAGCCCTTGAGGATGTGATCGCGGTGCGGGTACTGCGAGACGAGGGTTTCGAGCGCTTCGTTGAAGTCGGCCAGTTCACCCGGGCGGGAGCGGCTGAAGATCTTCTGGCCCTGGGCGTCGTAGGCGACGACCTTGCCTTCCTCGATCTTGAAGTTGCTGCCGAAGGTGGCCTGGACCATGTCAGCAGGAACAGCCATCTTCTCGGCGATGTACTGCGAGCGGGCGAAGCTGCCGCCGATCTTCTCGGCATACAGCTGCTGCTCGAGGCCCTGCGCCTTGTTGTTGGCTTCATCCAGCTGGGTTTGGAAGGCTTTGCTGATTTCGCCCTTCACCTTCTCGATCTCGCCGGCATCCACCAGCTTCTTGGCGTCGAGGTTGGCGACGATCTCCAGGGCTTTCTTGGCGGCCGCAGCATCTTCGATGCCTTCGAACGCCTTCGCAGTCTTCTCGAAGCCGTCCGCGCGCTCACGGTGCGACTTCGCCTCGGCATTCAGCCGGGTGATGGTGTTGCGGGTGCCGACCGCATCGAATGCGACGTCCTTGCCGTCGTCATCGGTGTAGACGGGCTTGCCATCTTCGATCACTGCGTACTGCTTGCCATCCACTTCAACGGTCTTGAGTTTCATCTCGTCTCTCTGGGCCATCCGGCCTGTTGTTGAGCCATCCGGCCCCATTGCGCCCCGTCCATCCGAACCGCAGGCAGAAAAAAGCCCCGCGCTTGGCGAGGCCTGCATTGCGCGCCACAAAATGCTGGTGTTGCGTTTCGTGGCGCGGAATTACTGGAGCCGCTCACGCAGCTCGTCGAGGGTGAGGAATTTCCCACGCTCGTTGTAGAAGTCTTCGAGCTTCAGCTTGTCCTGCCGCAGCAGCTTCCCGCGCTCCGGGCCGAGGATCTCGTCCTGGCGGGCGGCTGACTGCCTACCAAGCCATTGCGCGTAGGTTGTCTGCTGCGGCACCTGGCCATCCATGCTTGCCCGTGTTGCCGTATCGCTGATTCCCAGTGCCAAGGCACTCTTGAGGATTGGGATCTTGGTCGATCGGCAGCAAAAGTGGATGCGGCCTGGCCCGGCAAGCCACGGGATCTTGTGCCCGATGGGCTGATACGTGCCCAGCGTGTACGGCAGCCTGTCCCTGATACGGCAAGTGGTTGAGGTCCGGCTGTCCAGGGTGCTCAACCACTCAACGTGGCTGATGATGTCGCTGTTGGCTTCGAAAGCCCGGTCACTGGCTGTCTCGGCGGTGTGCGACACGGCAGAACGGACAACCGACTCGACCTCGCGCCGTGAACGCTGTATCAGCCCATCGGCGTACTTCTCGGCCCGGGTACCCATGATCGTTCGCACGATCTCGGGAGTTGTCTGGCCATTCACCACGCCAGCGCGCACAGCGTTGCGAATCAGCGCCTTTCGGTCTGCCTCGATGCCATCCATCCATTCGGAGAGCAGTCGCCCCTGGAATGGCCTGGCTGCGGCCTGTGCCCTCACCTGGCTGAACTGCGCCACCTGAATCGGGAACTTGGCCTGCACCAGGGCGGGCACGATCGATTCGAACAGACTCTGCTGGAACGCGATCTCGTAGGTGGCCACGCCATCGGCCAGCGCGGTCATGGCCTGGCGAACCTGGGCGAAGGTTTCGCTGTTCAGCTGGTTGACCCGGAACAGCGCGGCATCCACGGCCGAAGCGCTAAGGTCTGTACCCAGCGCCTCGACGGCAGACACCAAAGCCGCACGCAGCTCAGCGTCGTTACCGTTCAGGATCTTGATGATCGCGACTACTTGGGCATTGCTCAACCTGGACAGGTCGACCTCATGCCCAATCAGCTCGTCAATCAGCTTCTCGTTTGCCGTCTTCATCAGATCGCCCCAAGCGCTGGGCCTTGGGAGTCAATCTTGGCCAGCTCTTCCGCCCAGTCGTATTCGTCGCTGATCACTCCGCGGCGCTGCATCTCGGCGAACAGGGTCTCTTTCGAGATCATCCCGGCGTTGGCCATGGACACCAGGGTCGGCAGCGATAATTCTGGCATGTAGTCGACGTCGAAGTTGCCGCGCATCTCGACGCTGCCGCCATCACTCAGGCCGCGATACTCGGCCATGTACTGGAGCAGTTGACCAAGGCAGTCGGCGAACTGGTGCGCCATGCGCGCCAGCGGGGAAAGCTCCTGAGCGGCCTCTTCTTCGGCCTGGGTGGCGGTCTTCGTCGTGGACTTGTCCGGGGTGAGCAGCTTGGCGCCGGCCATGCGCATCTCATCCAGCAAGTCCTGAAGCGCAGTGCGCCCGGACTCGACGGCCTTGCCGGTGTGCTCGACGTACTTGAGGTCGCCGTCCTTGGGCAGGTCGGTCAGCGAGCCGGTGCCCACCTTGAACTCAGGCGGTACCGGCTTTCCTTGGTTGTCGTACAGCGGCTGCACGCCGATGCGCGCCAGGATCGGAACCCGAATGACGTGCAGGATGTTGTCCTGGTCGCTCTGGCTCTGCCAGTGCTTGACGTTCAAGTGGGCCAGCTCGAGCAGTGGCGGCTTGGCCGTCATAAAGCCTGTGCGGCCGGTGTAGAAGGTGACCAGGGGAATGTGGTCCAGGCTGGTGACGCCTTCCTCATGGATTGCCCAGGCGCCACCCTTTTTAGGTGCGCGATACGTCCACCAAAGCCCAGGCTCAAGAACCCGAATCTGTAGCACGCTCTTAACCCCGAACTCTCCGTGCTCCTCTTCGATCATTTCGAGGTAGCGGAAGTGGGTTAGGACTCCCCCGCTGGACTTCCAGCCAATGACTTGCTCAGGCTTCACCAACACGACATAGGGGCGAACGCCAGAGGCCTTCTCTTCTGCCCGCGTGCGCCCAGCCTGCACAGCCGGGTGATCAACCAGCGCATGGCACAGACCATGGCTCAGGCCGCTGCGGAAGAACTCTACGGCCCAGTTGTTCAGGTCATTGCCAGCCAGGTCGATGTCGACGGCCATTTCGGCAATCTCTGGCGGCACGTCATCGCCAACCTGCAGCGGCTCGGCGAATACGCGAGAGGTCATGTTGCCGACCGTCTCGGAATAGGCCGGGAGCAGCGTGGACTGGGCCAGTCGGTCCTTGTAGACGTCTTCGTCCTCAGCTGGATACCGGGGCAGCAGCTTTTGTCCAGCAGCCCGCATCGCCAGCGTTCCGCCCATGAGCGGCGAAATCACCGCCCAGTATCGGCGCATCTCGTCGACAGCTGGCAGGGTGAAGCTCGGGTTATCGCTCATGCTTACATTCTCAGGGATTGGGTCGTGGTCATGTCCACGTTGATCGGGTAGCGCTTGGCAATGAAGTAGCCGGCGGCGTCGTTCATGTGGTCATGACCCTTCTTCGGGTCTTTGTCCGGATCGCCGTGCTTGTCGTAGGTCTGACGCTCAAGGCACAGCGTCAGCTGTGGGCACTGGTCCATGTTGACCTTAAGTCGGCGCTCTCCGTAGCTGTTCAGCAGCATGGCGTTGACCGAGTTCACCCGGTCTTTGACGCTCGGGTTCTGCGTGTCCACGATCACCGTGAATCCAGCTTTGCGCAGCAGGGACAGGTCAGACTCGCTGGCGTTCTTGCTGCTGGTGTTCTGGCCGCTGGCATCGGGGTAGACCGCGATACCGTGCCCAGGGAAGCGCGCCTTGATCTTCTCGATCATCTCCGGCGTGTCGCGCACCGAGTGGAACTCATCCAGGGCCAGGGGCAGGCCATCGCGAACGACATAGACCACTGCGGCCATCTTCATGACGTTGAAGTCCATGCCGATGTGCAGGGCCTCGCCAGGCTTGATGCGCTCGCTGGTGCGGCTCTCGCTGCGGCTGAAGGTGTAGTAGACGACACCGGCATAGTTCTCGAAGCTGGCCTCGTACTCCTGCCGGAAGGTGCGCGGGTCCATCTTGCGGCGCGCCGCATCCAGCTCCTCAGCCGGGACGTTGCCGCCCTGCAGCGAGGTGTAGAGCCAGCTCTTGTGGTCAGGCTCGCCGTCTGGCTGACCATCACGGTAGGTGTCGAAGCAGTGGTTGAAGCCCTTGGGGGTGCCGATACGTAACGCATGGCCGCCCTTGCACTTGCCGACACCAGGTATCACGTACTCGCAGGTCGACAGCATCGGACGCAGGACTTCTTCCCAGGCCGCCCACTTGCAGTCCGCCCATTCGTCCACCAGAACGAAGAAGAGGCCGGAGCCGCGCAGGTCGTCGTAGTTCTCCAGGCCCACGCAGCGGATCAGGTGTCCGCTCTTAAGCGTGATCAGCATGTCTGACTCGTTCGGCTTGCAGTCCCGCCACTCTCGGGGGATAGCCTGCTTCAGTCGGCGCCAGAACACCCGGCGGGCCTGCTTTTGCGTCGGGGCCGCGTACCAGATCTCATCCTCTACGCTCACGCCCCACTCTGCAGCCAGGCGGGCCGCACGGCGCATCTCAGCCTTGCCGAGGAAGGTCTTGCCGAACCGGCGACCGCACACCGCGTCACGGAAGCGCGCGTTACGCTGGAAGCCCCACACGTAGATGTTCGCCTGCTTTGGCGTCAGCTTGACCGGCGCCTCATAGGTACGGGGTAGCGGGGACATTCTCATCAGGCTCCAGCTTGTACTCAGCAACGGCGTGCTGCTGGTCCGCCTGGGAGCCCAGGGGTTTTTCGGGTTCGAGTTTGCGGTTCACATATACATCACCGACCTCTTTGGCCGCCTGCTCCAGCAACTGGGCGGTCAGGGCCATGTTCTTCATGTTCTCGGCCCTCTCGGCCATTCGCCCCAGCACACGAAGCCGAAACGCTCGGTTGGCGATCGGTATCTCAGCCGTCTCCTCGCGGAAGCGCTTGCGGGTGTCTTCGAACAGGGTTACCCAGCGCTTGGCCAGGTCACGCCCAGCACGCTTGGTCGGGTCGTGCGCCTCACACTTCTGCCGGGTAACCTCAAGGCCGAATTCTTCTCGGACGGCTGCCGCGACTTGCGAGGGGGTATCGAAACAGGCCAGGGCCTGAACGATGAAGGCTTTCACCTCGTTGCTCAGGGCCGCCATAGGTTTTCATCCGTCGTGGGTCTGTCAGGGGTCAGGCAGACTTGAGCAGACAGGTTCCGCAGGCCCTCGAAATGTTGATCTTGGCCACCTCAGGCGGCCGGCTTGCAGCGTCGATCAGCTGCTGTACGTCGTGGCTGGCACCGTAGCGGCGAACCACACCGACGAACTCCTCCACATCGTGGCCACGCAGCGTCAGGCTGGGCAGCCCGTCCTGGGTGAACTTCGGCGCGCCGTACTGATCGAGCTTCTGGGCAATGTGGTACAGCTCATGTTCGATGAGGGCGCAGAACTCGGTGTCGGAGCACTGGGAGCAGTAATCCGCAGCGAGGGTGATGACGAAGCCCGGCACCTCGCCGAACCAGTCGATCATCTGCTGCTCTTGCCTGGCCTTCTGCCACCCGCCAGTTCGAAACATCACAGCCTCGGCCTGGCCTACCACGGTTCGACCTTGCTTCTCGAAGCAGGCAGACGCCCACAGGAAGCGTAGCGGCGCGTCGATCAGGTGCGCGTGGTCAGGGTTGTGCAGCTCGCCACTCTCGCTGAGGATCGCTGCCTGTACCCATTCGCCCACCTCGGGCGCTGGCTGAAGCCTGGTTCCGAGCATCGATAGCTCGGTCAGCTCAAGGAGATCAGCCGGAGGAACTGGCCTTTCCATGCTGGTCAATCCTCATAGTCCGAACCTTGCCGCCGGTGTAAATATCCCGCTTCATCGCGGCGCGCACAGCCTCTTCGGCACTTGCGCCCATGTCCATTGCTGCCAGGGCATAGGCCGAGCCGCTGCCGATCGCGTCAGGGTTGGCCGGGTCGAGGTCCTGCCGCCATACGCCGGTCTTGTCGTCATGGCCTACCATCTGCAGCCTGCCGCCATCCACCACGTAGCCCGAGCACTCGACAGGCACCGGCGATGGCGTGCCGAAGTAGGCCGCAATCAGGGCCTTCTCGTCACACACGGCACCGGATAGGAAGAAGCTGACGCCATCCACGACGGTGAGCTTTTGGCAATCATCGGAAACGATGGAGCCACTGCGGGTCTGGCGGGAGTCGTAGGCAATCACGCCATCCTTGTAGGCGATGGTGGTCATTCAGGATGAACCTCGATCTTGATGCCGCGCCCTACCCAGTAGCTGATACGCTCCGGGCATGGTTCGCGACCGGTAATCTGTGCAACGGCGAGGATGCCGGCCAGGTAGCATTTGAGCCACCAGCGATGGCGGAAAACGATGCGTGCGGATACCGATGCCATATCACTGCCCTGGCGCCTCTGAACGGCGCATAACGACCTTTGAGATTGGCTAGACGCCCTTACGACTCATCCCATAGCCATCGACCATGGGGGTGCTGAGGCGCTGACCAGAGATAACCTCGCCCAGGCTCAGCCCATGGCGCGAACGGCTGGACTCGATTCCATCGGCCTGATCCTTGGCGACCAGAGCATCAGCCACCAGATCTGCCTGTTGGCCGTTATCGAACTCCCCCACCGCTACGGATGAGGCACCTTGGGCGCCGCCCTCGCTTGCGCCGTCAAGGGCATAGCGGGTAACGATGTAGCGGGTAACCGGGCGAACTTGGCATTCGGTCTTCATGGGGATTCTCCGGCCTGCGCACAGGCTGAGTTGATGGCGCGCCACGAAACGGCGCATCTCGATTTTGTGGCGCTGGCTATTCAGCCTTGCGGCTGGGCAACTTGAAATCGGTAACGCGGTCGGCAATGTTGCGCACCTTCTCGACACCGAGGAAGCCGACCCATCCACCTACGAACGTGGACATGCTCTGCGGCAGGCCGAAGAACTCCAGGCCGCTGATGATCGTCAGGGTCAGGCCGCCGCAGATCGCACCCTCGACCAGCATCTGGCGACGGGTGCCACCTCCGTAGGTGATTCGCAGAACAGCCATGGCGCAGGAAAGGCCTGCCGCGTACAGGAGGGGCGAATGCTGGCTCAACCACGCAAGAGCAATCGCCCAGGTGTCTGGTTTGTCTGGCATGTTGGACATACTCGATATCCCCTGAGGGGCGGCAATAAGAAAAGGCCCGGTAAGACCCTATTGAGGGCCGGGCAAACGTGCGGAGCAGCACATAACGAAATTGGAGCGGGCAGAGGGAATCGAACCCTTCTCTGCTCAGCTTGGAAGGCTGGCGGCAAACCTTCTGCTTGCCCGCTTTGTGTGGGTCTTTCCCCACCTGTCAGCCGAAGACCATCCCAGCGCTGGCACCCAAACTGCACCAGTCTCGCCGATCAAGTCTCGCGCCACCCACCAGCACAGTGAGGGAATGGATGCGCGGGCTGCCGGTGTTTTTCCGTACACCACACTACCGGCTAGCAGTGTCCAGGCGTTCCCGTTAGGGCTGCCCTGGCTGCAGTTGCGTCAGGAAGCTGGGGAGATGTCCACGTAGTAGGCCTTGCCAACCTCAAGCTTCTCGGCTACCTCGGTGACGATCCCGGCGCGGAAGTGGCCATATGGCGTGTACTTCCCGTAGATCGAATCCTCGGTGGCGGGGTCGCTGGAGTAGACGGCGCCGAACTGGACAGTGCAGAGCTGGCCCTGGCTGTGTTCGTTCGGGGTCACTTCGTGGCAGATCATTTTGCAGCGCATGCGATTGAGCATAATTGGCTCTCCAGGTGAAGCAGGTTGGCCTATCAGTCTTTCGCCTGCTGGAAACGAAAATCCCGGCGCTCGGCCGGGACTCTTGAGGCCCTCATGGGGCCAATAAAAAACCCGGCACTTGGCCGGGCTTTAGTGGTCACTCCTCAACTAGCGCAGGAATGACAGGATGGGTGAATATTCGGCGAAGCGGCATGTCATGTCAAGCGATCTATGCGGCGTCCTGGTCATCGAACAAAACACCCTCCTTGCTCAGGATCTCGCCTGCCTCCACCAGCGCTTCATCCACCATCTTGTCCAGCCCCTTGAAGATTTTGCGGCGCCAGTCTCGGCGGGTGCGCTCTGGATTCCCATCGAGATCCCAGGTGTTCATGTCGTAGTTGTGCGCGGGCAGAATGATCACCCCTTCGCACGGCGCTTCCTGGCGCTGCTTCAGCTTTGTGTTGATGACCTGCTGGGCTTTCGCAACGGCGGCCTTTCGCCAAGCAGGGGCATCGTCGTCAACCTCGAGCATCACCTTTTGCGAGGCCGGTCGCTCAGCGCCCCCGAGCTGCGGGTAGGCCCACGCGGTCACCGCCTTGGTTAGGAACAGCCTCGGCGCCGGCGAGGTCACATGCGCGACGATTCGGCCTATGGCCCCAACCTTGGAAGCCATGTGCGTCGAGTAGCGCGCATTCAGGGCCAGCCAATGCTTTTGGTCCAGACAGGAATGCAGCCTCCCGAACACCCAGCAGTCGGTGAGGAATGCCGCATCCTTGCCGACGATCTCGCCCTTCAGCTTGCTGGACTGCACCTTTGGGGTGTAGTCACAGCCGCCAGCGCTGTTGATCGTCTCGGATGCCAGCGCTCGAATTACTGCGGAAATCACGTCCCGATAGATCATTGCCCACCCCCTGCCCGCTTGGCCTTGCTCAAAATGAATTCTTCGTAGTTGCGCTTGCGGCGCACTGCCCCAGCCCAGGACAGCGACACACCACCCACCACCATGAGGGTGGCCAAAATCAGGAATCCCCATGCTGGTGTCATGCTGCTGCCCTCCGTAGGTCTTTGAGTTTTTGCCTGTACAGGGCCTTGATGGCCTGCAGGTCTTCGATGGTCAGGCGCTGGGGCTTATGAGGCCCTTCGAGCCAATCAACCTGGTCGGCTCCGATGCGCTTCACCAACCGGATGCGGTACTCGACCGCGTTCCCCGACAGGTTCCGGTTGCACTTCACGCACTGGCGGTGGACGTTGAGCGGCTCGAAGCGCAGCTCCGGGCAGGCGCCCACCGACCGGTAATGGCCGGCATCCCAGCGACTGCCGGTGATGAGGTCGTGGTCGCTCGGCAGTGAGTCGCAGCTGATGCACGGCAGGCCGGCGTCACGCTCGCGGATGTAGGCATTGAACGCCGTCTGCGCTTCGGCCATGTGCTCGCGGCGGGTCTTCAGCTTCTCTCGGCGCTCCTGCAGTTCTTGGCGGGCCTGCTTGGTGATCGCCTTGGCCGCAATCTTCTGCACCTTTGAATCCTTCGACATGGCCAGCGCACAGGCAATGCTGCACACCTTCTGCGTCGTCATAGATGGCTTGAAGCGCTGGCCGCAACCGGGCGCCTTGCACTTCTTCGGCTTGATCTCCTTGGCGAGCATCACTTTCCCCCCATTAGCAGGCCGATCATGCAGGCGATGACGGCAGCGAAAGGCTCACCGGTGAGCGCCAATATCAGAGCGATGATCCAGATCATGCCGCTGCCTCCCACTGCTCAAGCATCTGCCCTTTGGGCTCGCTCCAGCGCACGCCGCGCTCGGCGCCGAACACGTACATGCACTCGATCACATCGCCCAGCTCAGCTACGGACATGCGCCGGGTACTGACGCCCAGCATGACGACGCCTCCGTTGATGCCAGAGGCCATGCGCACCTCCTGGCGGGCTGCCGCGGTCATCAGCGCCTTCCAGTCCTCGCTGTCGAGCTTCTGCATGACGCCGTTCACCGGCCATTCAACCTGGCGGGCGATGTCGGCCAACATGGCCCAGAGCTTCGCGTTCTGCTCCAGGGTTCGGCGGGACTTCACCGGGCGGACGATGATTTCAATAGCCCCAGACACGGCAAGCTCGGTGGCGAACAGGTAGGCCAGCCGGAACACGTCACGGACGCGGCTCGGGCCGGACGACCAGAAGTGCCGAGGTTTTGCGATGACGTCAGTCATGGTCCGCCTCCTTGGCCATGGCCGCCTCAATGATCTCGTCAATGTTGTCGCAGTAGCCGTAGATGTCCTGCACATCTGGCAGGCCATTGACTACGTCACGGACAGCGCACCTGATGTTTCCATCAACTTGCACGCTGATTTTGCCTAGGGCTTTGCGCAGCGCCTCGTTCTCGGCCTTCAGGTCATCGATGATCTGCTCGTAACGGACCTGGCCAGACCTGTAGTCTTCATTCTCAGCCCTGAGCTGGTCACGCTGCCGCATCTGCGCATCGCGCTCGGCAAGGAATGCGGTGCGCCAGGCTTCATGCCGCTCGATCTCCGCGAGCAGGGCCAGGACAACTGAGGGGTTGGCGGAGGCCATGAATTCAGCATTCGCGATCTGTTCGCCCTGGACCATCCAGTCTGCGCCGGTTGCCATTGCTATCTGCTGGCGACCCGCGCCGTTTGCGAACTGAATCACCGGACCCGCCTGAATCATGCCGAAACGCTCGTGACTCCATTCGCCCTGCGTGGCAGCCTCGGCCAGCGACTTGAGTTTCGCTTTGTCGATGGTCATGACGCCACCTTCAGGCCCTGCCTCGATGGCATCCACTGCTTCGCCACGCATATCGTTCCAGCCACTCTGGAAGCAGGCGTAAGGTGGCGCTCCGATTTCTGACGGAAGCTCCACCACCACGGCCTCGCGGGAGGCCTGCCAGATCATGAAATAGATCGGGTAAGGGTGGATAAGCTGGATTTCGCACCACGCTGCGAACTCTGGATAGCCCGGATGGCCAGTGACTTCCCGCTGAACCAGCGAAGCCAGGTCATTTCCCGTCTTGTTGGTATCGGTCATGGCGCCACCTCATCCCAGCGAACCTCAAGCCACATATCCACGAACTGACGCTCTACGGCCTGCACGGTGCAGCCATAGCCCAAGGCGCGCAGCTCCTTGAGGATGGCCTTGCACAGCTCCGGGTAATCCTTCTCGCTGCAATAGCAGCTGGTGCCGAATCCGTAATCGCGGATCGTGTACTCGTACTTGCCAGCCTCGGCAGCCTTGGCAATTCCGGCCAGGATGGTATCCACGGCGAACGCTGGGTCTTTGGCGCGGGCGATGTCGCGCGCTTTGGATGCGGTCATCTTGTTGGTGTCCATCAGTGCTTCTCCTCGCCGCCCAAGTCGACTTCCTGAACTTCGAACTTCAAGCGCGGCTCATCATCCGCGTAGAGCTCCCGCCATTGCTCGGCAAGGCTTGCGCAAGGGTTTCCAAGTCGCTTCTTTCCAGCGGCCTGATAGGCATCGTCCTTGTCGGTGAACCCCACGCATTCGGTGCGGCCCTTGTTCCAGACCAGATAAACTTTGCTCACACCCCCTCCCCGGCCGGCTGCCCGGCGCGCTTGATGTTCAACTTGGCCAGCAGGCTCATTGGCTCTTCCTCATGAGTTCGGCAATGGCCTCGCGGGCCTTACGCTTGCGCAGGTAGGTATCGACGCGGATCACTTTCGATTCCTTGAGGCGCTCTTTCTCTTTGCGCTCCTTGGCGGCGTCGATGATTTCGCGGACCTCGGCAAGCTTTTCGCGGACCTTGGGACTGACCTTGGCCCGCACTTCACCGGTGAGTAGGCCGGCAATGGCCTGACCGTCGTCGGTGATCGGCGCGATGCGCAGGTCGGCCAAGTACTTGGCCCCTGTCTCGCGGGTGATGAGCTGGGCGCGGACGGCGGATTCGATTGCCGTTACCCGGCGCCCGGCGTCGTAGCCCAGCGAAACCTCCCACTTGGCCGGCTGGTCCTCGGCACGGGCAAAGCTCACCAGGCGCTCGTAGGCGCTCATGAACGCCATCCGGGCGCCGACCTTGTCGCCGGCCTCGAGGATGGGCTCGGAGGCGATCATGGCCTGGCGGATTTCTGTGGTGAGCACCACGGTCTCGTGCTCATCACTGGCCGCCAGGGCGATCGACCACGCTTCATCCTTGCCGGGGCGGGTGTCGGCAGCGTGGATGTGCTTGAGGACCATGCCGAGCGAAAGGCGCCCGGCAGGCTCCCTGCGGCACGAACGCAGTGCACCGATGATGGCGGCAGGGTCATACGCCGAAAGATCCTCAGCGATGAGCTGAGCGCCTCCAGCGCTGATGGTCTGACCCATCGCCTCGGCAGTCGCGCAGATTGCGCCGGCCAGTTCGGCTTGTTGCTCAGAGGAAAGCATTGCGCTGTCCTCCTTTGCCGTTGAGGATCGCGTCAGCTGCTTCCTGTGCCGCGTTGATGTTCGCCTGGGTCTGCTCCTGCTGGCGGGCAGTGGTGGCATTCATCTGGCGGTTGGTGACCCATTGGGTATGGTAGGCCTCGGCCTTGGCCAGCAGGTCGCCCAGGTTGTGGCAGCCGTTGATCAACCGGGCGTCGTTGATCGTCAGGAAGTACGCGGCCACATGGTGAGCCACGTCGATCCCGAGGCGGCTGATCAGCTGCCCAACCTGCCCGCCTGCCTTGGCGTTCCATACCGGCCACGCGTGGTAGCGCTTGCGATAGGCCATCGCATAGTTGGCCCAAGCCTTGAAGGTTTTGCAGGACTGGTCTTTCGGGCCAGGCATATCCTCAGGGATTGCGCAGCGTGGTTGCGGTACCAGTGCGATGACCTTGCCGGCGCTCTCTCCCGCTTCAGCGGGTGGGGCGCAATGCTCAAGATCAGTACTTGCTTCTTCTTCAGTGGGTTGCTGAAGATCATTCTTTATTAGTGGGGGATTTTCCGGCGCCGGTTTTGCCGGGGCCGGTTTAGCCGTCGCCGGGTTTTCCGGCTGTGGTGAACCCATAGACGGATTATCCGTCTGTGGTCGCTCGCACACGGTGTAGGCCATGCCGTTGAACGAACCGCCGTCATTGCGCGCACGGTCAACAGCCATGTAACCAGCTGCCTCAAGCTCCTTGATGATCACGCGCACAGCATCACGGCCGCTGGACTTGCCAATAGCCTTGCTGGTCTGCTTGATCAGGTGGGCGACGGAAACCTCCCAGTTGTCCGGCTTGCCCAGCAGGAAGATCAGCAGGCCACGAGCACCCCACGAAAGGCGTTCGTCTTCGCTGATGGACTTGTCCAGGGTGTAGAACTTCGTTTCAGGCCGAGGGGCACGGATGATGCTCATTCCATCACCTCGAAATAGAATTTGTGCTCCTTGTCGAAGCCGAGGACAGGGAATGCGCCCGCAGCCTTCAGGTAGAGCAGTTGGGAATGGCCGAAGACAGGCTCGCCAGTAACCGATTTCGCAATCAGGTACATGCGGTAGTCCTCAACCGTTTTCGCCCCTTTTGCGCCGTTGCAGGGGTTGCAGGCTGGCATCAGGTTCTCGATCCGATTCGAGCCGCCGTGCTTGCGCGCGGTTACGTGGTCGACAGCGAATGTCAGCAGTTCGACAGGCGTTCCGCAGTACGAGCAGCGCCCGCCAGTTTTGGCGTACACGCGCTCGCGCTTGGTGTTCTTCATGGCCTTTACCATCAATTCCATGCTCATGACGGCTCATTCCCTTCACGCATGGCGCGCAGCTTGTCGCGCTGGATGATTTCGGTGCAATTGGCGTTTCCGTAGAAGCAGGCGTCTGGCATGCCTTTCGGATCGGAAAGGCAGCAGTCGGAGCAGATCCAGCCACATTCGCCACGGGCGGCTTGGTCGGTCCAGTCACGCATCTGCTTGTTCATTCCATCCAGGTAGGCGGGGAACTCGCTGGCTGGCATCTCGGTTACTTTCACGAAGTCGCTCATGCTGCACCCCGCACGGCCTTGTCGTGGGTGTGCAGGCCATCCCCGGCGCATTCACATGCAGCGGCGAGGGACGCTACAGCCCGCTCATGGCGGCGCCTTGCGTTGTACTCGGCCTTCTTCGCCGCCTGGACACGTTCGTATTGGGAGTTGGTGAACATCATCACCGGCAGGAAGGCGTCGTTATCTGGATCGAATTTCCCCTCTGGCCGGCCATGGGCCTGGAAGTAGGTGTCGTACATCGAGCGCAGCTCAGCCTTGAGGGCCTTGGTTGCAGTCGAAGCCTTATGCAGATCAAGGGCCGTCATGGCCGCCCGCTCTACCAGTTGCTGATAGGTAATGGTGGGCATGGTCAGAACTCCAGGCGCTTGATTTCAGAAAGCAGCGCACGGCTGTGACGCTGGATGTAGATCTGGCTCAGCTTCTTCTTGCGCGACTCGAAGTCCATGCCCACGTCAATCAGGGAGGCATTCACGCGCTGAAGGTGCTCGATGCAGCGGATTTCGCACGGAGTCAGGTGGTCGCGGATCGAGTCAGTCGGGCTGATGCAGTGCGCCGCCCGGTATGCCTTTGACGGCATGCCCAGCGCGATGCGGTTGATCAGGTCGAACTCGTTGCTGAAGTGGTAGTGTTTAACGTCCTTTCCGACAGACAGGCGACCATGCTTGATAGCCTCGGTCAGGGCCGGAGCCTCAAGGCGCGCTCGCTCACGGGCCTGGCGCCCCTCCACCAACTGGATGTGCCCGACAACTACGGCATCGAAGGTACGGATTACGTGCAGGTGGAACTTGGCATTCACCCACATTGCGTAGGCGTAGATAAGCTCCTTGACGACATAGGTGCCGCCATTGCGACCCTCAATAGTCACCACCGGCAAACTACCCGGATTTTGGGTAGTTAACTCAGCCACCATTTCGGCGAAGGATTCCGTAGCCATGAACTTGCCTGGCTCTTTGGTGCGCTTGTTCGCTCCATCGGCCACGGCCGCCTTGTGAAGGTCATTGAGGCAGTAACGGCCCTCAATATCCTGCTTGATCTTCACCCCTCCAAGGGTGAGTGACATGCTGCGCGCCACGAAATCGTGGTTCGCATTTTGTGGCGCGAGGGCCACGGTATTGCTTTGGATGGTCTGATGCATATATGATGACCTCACACAAGCGTTACGAATGCAGTTGAATCAGCCGACCTAGCCCGTCGGCTTTTTCGTATCTGCGGTTTTGGTTTTGCTGCGTTCAACGGCAGTTCCTCATGAGTCCCTCAGGGGCTTATAAGCCCTTGCGAAACGACCGAACGTTGCTTCGGCCAGGCTCTGTTCTCGTCATCCGGTCGAGAGCCTCATTGATGATTCGTGCCGCCAGTTGCTCAGGGGTTAAGCCCTTCTGCCTGGCAAGAAACTCCAGATCTGAATTGCCCTTCCCGTCGAGCTGGATTCCCAGCTCTTTGCTTTCTGGCACAGGGCCTCCTCGGCCACTTCAGGCCGCGTCAGTGTTCGCGTTAAGCTCTTGCATCATCTGGTCGAGACCGCGCTCCAAAATTTCCCTGGCGAGCACAGCCTTTTGCGTGCGCTTGAAACGAGCCATCGCCGAAAGCAAGTCGTCGGCAGCCTCATCCAAGCGAACCTTGGTGGGCTTGTTGTGCAGGTGGTCGGGGTCGAAGTACGACACGGTGGGTTCCTTTGTGGTTGAAAGTGGTTAAGCGGCGGAAAGCGCGTGGGTCGGATTGCTGTCGATCTGGTTCCATGGGAACGAAGGACACAGGTCGGCACGATTCACGGCGCCATTCGTAAGCGCCTCAATCTGTAATGCGCGCTTGGCTGGGACCGTGCGCTCTCCTGAACACCATTGGTTGACGGTTGGTGCCGCAACACTCAGCCGGCGCGCCAATTCCGCCTGGCTGCCCAGCACGCGGGATGCTTCTTTGGCTGCTTCTGCTGATTTCATGAGTTCTCTCCTGGAGATTTACCGATGAATATAAGGCATTACCTTATCTCGCACAAGCCATTGCCTAATCGCTCTAGCGATAGGCCTAATTAGGCAATGCTTACCGGACCAGAATTAGGCGCAGCCATTGATGCCGCGCGGATCGCCAAGGGCGTATCGAAGAAACAACTCGCAGACGACTTCCAGGTGAAGCCTCCGTCAGTGCAGGGCTGGGTGAAAAACGGCCGGATTGACAAGTCCAAGCTGATGGATGTGATCGTTTACTTTTCTGACGTGGTGGGCCCCGAGCACTGGGGGCTTCGGCCTGGCTTCTCTTACGAGAGCCTTCCGGAGGTGACTTCGGAGCCTGTCGCCGAGCCGGCGCCGGCCTCAGCTGCCGAAATGGTTCGAGCAATGCTCGCCAAGCAAGGCAAGAACTTGTCGGATACAGCGCGCGCGCAGTTGATTGCAGCCGCCGAAGCGACTGATGAGGGAAATGTGATTACCGCAGACTTCTCTCGGCCTGGCCTGGTCGGTGATGAGGTTAGGATCGCTCACTACGACATCCGCGCAGCAATGGGCGGAGGCCAGATTCCGCACGATTACCCGGAGATGCTCAAAGACATTCGCGTCAGTCCGAGCCATCTACGCGAGCTGGGGGTCGAGTTTGAGGAGCACTACCACCTGAAGGTGGTCACCGGCTGGGGCCAGTCGATGGAGCCCACCATCAAGCACCGTGACCCGTTGATCGTGAACATCAACGTGCGCGACTTCGTGGGCGATGGGGTGTACCTATTCGTCTGGGATGACCTGCTCTACATCAAGCGGCTGCAGGTGGCTGATGAGGAGCACTACGAGATGATTTCGGACAACCCGCGGCACAAGGATCGACTGATCCGGCGGGACATGACCTACATCCAGGCGCGGGTGCTACTGGTCTGGAACACACATCTTGTTTAAACCTTACTGACATTTTTTCATTTATAAAAACCACACATGAACATAATCGGGCGTGACGCTTTAGACCAAAAATTTAGACATAAAACTAAAGATTTTGAACCTTTCATTAGCCACATAAGATTTCCGAAATACCGAAATCTTGAACCTGGCCTAAAGCTAGACTTTTTATACCCGATAACAGCTCTCGTTGGTGAGAACGGAACCAACAAAAGCTCAATCATCAGAGCACTTTTCGGCGCCCCTGCGGACAACTCTCCAGGCACATTTTGGTTCTCGACATCGTTAGACCCTATAGAGGAAGAAGGCGGGACCCCCAACTGCCTAATTTACGGCTACCTCAACGAGCATGAGAACCGGATTGTTGAAGTTCTTAAAACACGTTCCAGATACGATAAAACAGTGGCGGGTCAAAACCCTGACTACTGGGAACCTTCGCGCCCGATAGTAAAATATGGCATGGAAAGAATGCCTCCAATTAAGACTGGCGCCCCCTTACCTAAAGGGCGATCAAAAACCAGATATAACGCAATAGCCAAAAAAGTCACTTTACTAGATTTCAGAACAGAGCTAAGCGCCTATGATAAATTTTTTTACCACGGCGATTTTCTCAAAACTGAAAAAATAAAAACCAAGCAGGACTTCATTCGACACAAGTCAATTCATCTTCATGCCGCAATTGAAGCAAAATCGGCAAGTTACTTATATTATGGTAGAGATAAAATAGAAGACAAGCTCAATCGCGAACTTAGCAAGGATGAAACCGAACTTGTTTCATACGTTTTGGGGCGATCGTATAAAAAAATTGAAATAGTTGCGCACACGTTTTTTAAGAACCCTGGAAAAACTGTTCGTTTGTCACATTCAGACATTCGGTATTCAGAGGCATTCGCAGGAAGCGGAGAGTTCGCGGTCGTCATGTTAGTGCTTGGCGTACTACAAGCCCCTCCAAACTCTCTAATCCTACTAGACGAACCTGAAGTTTCGCTACATCCTGGCGCGCAGGAACGACTAATGAAGCTGCTTATTAGCGAGGTCACAAAAAATAATCACCAGGTTATTTTATCTACTCACTCACCAGCGATTATTAGGCACCTCCCGCCATCCGCAATCAAAACCCTCAGATTGAACGAAAACACTGGAAAGGTCGCTTTGGTTTCGCAGAGCCTGTCTCCAGACGATGCATTTTACTACATCGGTGAACCTTCAGCGACTAAGCTTACAATTATTGTGGAGGATAAGCTCGCCAAATCGATAGTGGAAAGAGCCCTAAAAAGCTTGGGGCCTCACGTTGAAAAATATGAAGTAATGTATATACCAGGTGGTGCGGAAGCCTTGTGGGCGACCTATGTTCCAATATTTTGCATTGCCGATCGAAAAGATATTCTTTTTCTTCTCGATGGAGACAAACGAAAACCTCCATTACGTAAATCCTCCTCAATACCAGAAGCGGAAAATGAAAGTCTCGGAGAAGAGATTAAAAAGCTAACCGGTTGTAAAATCGACTTCAAGATCGATGGGAGCGGAAAAAGCGGCGGAAACAAATCTCAACTTTACTCTATGCAACGCCAATTTATAGATTGGACATCGCAGTATGTTGATTTTTTACCAATGAATACTGCAGAGGAATTCATAGTGGCAAATAGCCCTTCTTTTTCAACGACGCATAAAAACCGTGACGCGAAAGAGATCATACTGGATTACGCAAAAACCCAACTTGACAGAGGCAGCGCAGACCAAATAAAATCTGAGGAGATTTTTACAATTCAATGTATTGAGCTAGCATTAATTCCTTTTAGCAATGCCGATTTCGAAAAAATACGCTCTCGAATCGAGAAATTCAATGATGGCAGATAGATGACCATAAATGTCTTCGATTTTTTTTCGGGCTGCGGAGGCACGAGCTGCGGTTTCCGAAATGCCGGAATGAATGTACGGCTGGGTCTTGATATTGACCCAGACGCCGCGAAAACATATAGGTTCAATTTTCCTGAAGCCGAATTTATTGAAGCAGACATCCGAGCGCTTACTCCAGATGTGCTTTCAAAAATAATGCTTGGCATTGAGGGCAAAGTGCTATTTAGCGGTTGCGCCCCTTGCCAACCGTTCTCCAAACAGAATCGCTTCCAATCGAGCGATGATCCTCGACGCAATCTTCTTTCCGAATTTGGTAGATTTGTAGAGTTCTGGCTCCCTGACTATGTTTTCGTCGAAAACGTTCCCGGAATGCAGAAAGACTGCCTGAAAAGCGAAACTTTTGTTAGCTTCACCAAGCTACTGGACAAGCTTGGATACTCATATGATGCAGCAGTCGTGCAGGCCGCATCCTTTGGCGTACCGCAGACTCGGTCTAGACTAGTATTAGTAGCAGCCAAGCATGAGACTGTAAGTATACCGAGAGCGACTCATGGCGCGGGACTAGCTCCCTTCTCAACTGTGCGCGATTGGATTGAAGATCTGCCGCCTCTCGCAGCTGGAGAGGCTAACCAATCGGACCCTGATCATTGTGCTATGAATCTTTCAGAGATTAATTTGCAGAGGATAGCCCACACCCTGGAGGGTGGCGGAAGAGAAAACTGGCCAGAAGAATTACTTTTAAACTGCCACAGAAATTATTCAGGTCATAGTGATGTATACGGACGTTTAGCCTGGGATAGGCCTGCTTCAGGCCTGACAACAAAATGCCTCAGCTACTCGAATGGCAGATTCGGCCACCCTAATCAAATGAGGGGATTAAGCTTACGTGAGGCTGCATCACTACAGACCTTTCCTAGAAGTTATCGATTCTTCGGCTCCTTGCAATCTCGTGCAAGGCAAGTAGGAAATGCTGTTCCGCCATTGATGGCCGAGAGCATTTCAACCGCTTTTAGCTAAGATTCAGTTGTTGCCCACAATTGCGTGGGCTTTCAACCTCCCTCAGAAAGGCGTCTCTTCCTCCGCTCTCTCCTCCCCCCACCCCCGCTCCACGACCAGGTCTTCACGATCGTCTGCGCTCACCTCCTCCCACCGCACCGTCACGCTCTCGTCATCATTGAACGTCAGGTCCAATTCCGGCGTTTCGGCCAGCAGCCCCATCACCTCCTCCCACTCCATGTCTCCATCCGTCTCCAGGCGATGGATTGTCACCCAGCGCTGCGACTGAGCGATCGGGTGATTGATCATCGACGATACCCGCAGGCCCAGGCGCTCAAGCGCGGTCATCTCTTGGCGCGCTTGTGGGCTCGACTTCTTCTGCTTGGCCACACCTTCCTCCGTTAACTGTATATACATCCAGTATTAGGCAGAGCTTACCCGAGCCATCGAACGATGCAAGCCCGGATAGCTGATTAGGCGCACATGAAAAAAGTTAGGCATTACCTATTTACAAGAATTAGGCATTGGCTTATCGTTCATTCCATCGAGGCGCTACACAGCCCCTCGGGAGGCCCTCAAGCCGAACGCTCTTTAACAGCCAGCGCAACAACCAACAGACCGCATTGCCTCTACCGGCGACCGGCAATCAGACAGCCCCGAAAGGCTGCCCACGACAGGGAGAACCCTGTACGGCTGATCGAGAGCGAAACGCTCGAACCGCGCGAATGACCCGGCAAGCAATGCGCCCCGCGAATCCCAGCGGCAGAAGGGAGATTCACCCAGATTCGATAGGTGGCCACTGCCTGCCCAGTGAGCGAGCAACGGAGGGCATCACCATGTGGAAGTAACTGACCGTCGCCGCGCGACAGCCTACCTGGCCGCTACAGAGCAGGGCGCTTTGACCGACGAGAGAATATCGGTCACGGAGTGCGCTGGTGTGCCGCCAGCCCCGTTAGCCAGTAGGCCTTGATGGCAGTCCTGATTCGATCGGCTGTTGGCTTCAGCGCCGGAAACGTACCCGGCAATCACACCGCTGACGCAATGCCCCGGCCTGTCGCCAGTAGCGAGGCCGGGATTTCACCAGGTGCCATTCAGCGAGTGGCATCCGGGAAATCAACCGGAGGGATTCACGATGTTCAACATGGCAACCATGGCGGCTGACGAATGCCGCGCTGACGCTGAAGAGCGCACCTACTACCGCTGGATCGACAAGGCATCCCAACTGCTCGGCCACCAGGTCGCCCTGGGCTCGCAGGAAGAAAGCGACCTGCACGACTTCTACGCTGACGACTGCACTCCAGACGAGGCTGTGACTGAGCTTCTCGCTCAAATGGAGCTGGGCCGCGCTGCATGACAGACGATTCCCCGGTGCGCCTCAAGCGGGGCGCATCAGGGGGAATCCACTGGAGGAACACAGCATGAGCATCACATTCGACGCGGATAGCGTCAGCGTTGAAAGCGTGGGCCGGAACAGCCAGGTGCGCGTTACGGTTGACGGCAAAGGCAGCGACATCGCTGAGTCGCTGCACATCGACGACCGCCTGTACGACCTGGAACCGCACGAGATCGTGAATCACATCGGCGCCGGCAAGCTACTGGAGACCATGGACGAGGCCGAGATCTCCGAATGGCTGGCCAGCAGCAGCGCAGACCCGAACGATTTCCTCAGCGCCATCGGCGAGGAAACGGTCTTGAAGTGGCTCAACAACGAGTAAGCGCCACGACAGCCTGTCGTTAACTGCCCGATGCCCTGCTCCCCATCGCAGGCTGCATCGGGATTTGATCTGAACCGCCAGCAAACTTGAAGGCGCTGGCACCTAGCCGAGACACGAGGGTTTGCGACCTCGGGAAGAAAGCAAGACCGCGACCTGGCAGTGAGAAATCACCGGAGCGCGGCTGTTCGGGGCGCGGACGTCGGCGCCAAGCGGGGCTTGCCTTCCGCACAGATCAAATCACCGATGCATCCCGCATCCCCTTCCCTTCAATTCGAACTCAGGAGATGCCAATGCTGACGCATGAACGCCTTCGAGAGCTGCTGGCGTATGACCCGGGAAACGGCGTATTCACTTGGCTAAAACAGAAAGGTACACGAGTTGCTGGAAAGCCTGCCGGCTATGTGTGCGGCGACAAAGGCATCTACATCATGGTCGACAAGAAGGGGTATCGCGCCCACCGCCTCGCTTGGTTTTACATGACTGGAGCGTGGCCTGCTGATCAGGTTGATCACATCGACAGAAACCCAAACAACAATGCCTGGGCGAATCTGCGCGAGGCCACTGGATCCCAGAACAGCCACAACACCAAGCGTGCGCACACCAATACCAGCGGTGTAAAGGGTGTTTCATGGGTGTCGAGTCTTGGAAAGTGGCGAGCACAGGTAAAGCTTCGTGGCGTCCTCTACTCCGCTGGCGACTTTGACGACCTTCAGAAAGCTGCAGAGGCTGTTCGATCTCTGCGAACCAGGCTACACGGCGAGTTCACTTGCCACGGGTAG